CCATACAAAGATATTGTTGGTGTATGGACTGTATGTCACGGACACACCGGAAAAGACATCATTCCCGGTAAAACGTATACCGAAGCAGAATGCAAAGCCCTCCTGAATAAAGACCTTGCCACGGTCGCCAGACAAATTAACCCGTACATCAAAGTCGATATACCGGAAACAACGCGCGGCGCTCTTTATTCGTTCGTCTATAACGTGGGCGCAGGCAATTTCAGAACATCGACGCTTCTTCGCAAAATCAACCAGGGCGATATCAAGGGCGCATGTGACCAGCTACGTCGCTGGGCATACGCTGGCGGTAAGCAATGGAAAGGGCTGATGACCCGTCGTGAGATTGAGCGTGAAGTCTGTTTGTGGGGGCAGCAATGAGCAGAGTAACCGCGATTATCTCCGCTCTGATTATCTGCATCATCGTCTGTCTGTCATGGGCGGTTAATCATTACCGAGATAACGCCATTACCTATAAAGAACAGCGCGATAACAAGGCCAGTGAACTGAAGCAGGCGACCGCCACCATTACTGACATGCAGCAGCGCCAGCGTACTGCTGATGCACTTGATGCTAAATACACGAAGGAGTTAGCTGATGCGAAAGCTGAAAATGATGCTCTTCGGCGCAAGCTTGATAATGGTGGCAGGGTGCTCGTCAAAGGAAAATGCCCTGTGCCATCCTCAGCCGAAACCTCCGGCGCCTCCGGCATGGGCAATGATGCCACCGTCGAACTCTCTCCAGTTGCTGGACGAAACGTTCTCGGTGTCCGGGACGGAATTATCCGCGACCAAACAGCACTGAGAACGCTTCAGGAATACATCAGGACGCAATGCCTTCGATGATAGCGATAATTTTACTCATCATCCTTCACATCTGGCTCTGTAGACAGGGTGGTGATCACTTCTGGAGTAAATCCAGATTAAACATCTCATTGCTGATGCTTGATATTGAGCATCTGGCGCGCAGTAAGGGGCTGCGTTGAGATAAGAGCCAGTTCATTACAAATACCAGGATTTAGCCTCGCATTCGCGGGGCTTTTTATATCTGAATTTCACAGCGCATCTCACGCGCATATTAACGAGAGCCTTTCAGTAAGCGAGCCTGAGAAATGCCGTTATAGGTGGCGACCTCTCTCGGGCGGCTTTTCTGTGAGACAGGCTCACTTTCTAAAAGGTAAAGACGCTATGAATCATCAATTGGCTAATCTCGATTTCCGGGACATGGTGGTTGTTTCTGGTGATCGCGTGATCACAACCTCCCGCAAGGTAGCAGCTTACTTCGACAAGCAGCATCACCACATCATTCAGAAAATCGAAAAGCTAGACTGTTCGGATGAATTTCTAACCAGCAACTTTTCGCGGGTTACCTATGAACACAAGGGTAATCAGTATGTTGAATATGAAATTTCCAAAGACGGCGCGATGTACATCATCATGTCGTTTACCGGCAAAAAAGCTGCCGCCATCAAAGAGGCGTTTATCAAAGCATTTAATTGGATGCGTGACAGGCTGATGGAGATGGCTCACTCATACCAAAGAGAGCACAACGAGTTAATGCTGGAGTTCATGAAGGAAAAGGATGTTGCCAGTATGTCAGGACGCTTGCTGAACCGCTGGGGCAGGATCAAAAAACCGCAACTCATAGCAAGAATCGAAAGGCTTGAGCAGCAGGCGCAAATATCGATCCCCGGACTGCCAAAGTGACCATTCCAAAGCCCATCTACGGGTGGGCTTGATAATGAAACCGTGATTTACATCCCTCACAATCCAGGTATGTAAAAGCTGGATCATGCGAGAACGGATTTAACTAAATCTGTGCACCACCAGTTACGGCAGTACCGCGAAACAACCCAAGCCAGTAAGTGGGGAAATAACACTGGCAGCCACTGAAAGATGAATCTCTTGCCTTATGGCAAAAAAGATTCTTTGTGGTGGCGGACTGATGAAGACATCGGTTATTGCAGAGGCCATTCAATGAATGGTCTCGACAATGGCTTATACCCTACACGGGATAACTTAACTGATATCCCCACAAGCGGATAAAGGGATTCTCAATGTCCAACATCTACCAAATCACGTTAACCACCCAAACAGGCGAAACCTTCACGGGCAAGATGTCACGACGTCAGCCTGAGCTGGTTAACGGCTTTGTGCCGCTGGCGACCGAGACGGGCGAGTGGCTTTACTTTGCTCCTGCCGACGTTAAGCGCGTGGAGTTCACGCCAGTACCAGCAGAGCAGACCGAACAGCCAGAAGAACAAACAACGGAGTAACGAATGAGCAAACCGGACTGGGAGGCCATCGAGACGGCGTACCGGGCCGGAGTGATGTCCCTCCGAGAAATAGCATCACAACACGGTATCAGTGAAGGCGCTATCCGTAAGCGCGCAAAGCGTGACGACTGGTCGCGTGACCTGAATGCGAAGGTGAAAGAACGCGCTGACGATCTGGTACGCAAAGCCGAGGTACGCAAACAGGTACGCAGTGAAGTCACTTTTAACGAACGCGTACTCATCGAGGCGACGGCTGAGGTAATTGCCAACGTCCGCATGGAGCATCGCGGCGATATTAAGCGCGCCCGGCAGATAACGAACGCCCTGTTTGATGAGTTGGGCGCAGAGTGCGCAGATGTGGCCGCACTGGAGAGGCTCGGAGAGTTGATGTTCGACCCTGACGACAAAGGTCAGGATAAGCTCAACGAGATTTACCACAAGGTCATCAGCATGCCGGAGCGCGTTAAGTCGGTTAAGGCACTGAGCGACGCTCTGAAGAATCTGATTGGTCTTGAGCGCCAGGCCTACGATATCGACGGGCCGGAAGGTGACAACTCTGTTAAGCAACTGTCTGACCTGATGGATTCACTGTCTCAGGGGGCGTAATGAAACCTGAGCACATCAAGCTGCTGTCCGATAAAGACTGGCGGCTGAACAATCTCTACTGGATCACCGACAAAGAAGGTAAGCCCACGCGCTTCAGGATGACGCCTGAGCAGCGGGAATACTTCGAGGGGATCCACACCCGCAACATCATCCTGAAAGCACGCCAGCTCGGATTCACTACCGAGGTGTGCATCATCCAGCTCGACGCGGCCCTGTTCGAGTCAGCAAAGTGCGCGCTGATCGCCCACACGCTGAACGACGCAAAACGTCTGTTCCGCGAGAAGGTAAAGTACGCATACGACAAGTTGCCCGCAGAGATAAAGGCGGCCAACCCGGCCAGCAATGATTCGTCTGGTGAGCTCGTATTCAAGAAGGGCGGATCGCTATACGTCAGTACGTCGTTTCGTGGCGGAACGTTGCGTTACCTGCACGTTTCCGAGTTCGGGAAGATATGTGCCAAGTATCCAGACAAAGCCCGTGAAATCGTCACTGGTGCGTTTGAGGCGGTATCTACCGGATGCTTCGCCACCATCGAGAGCACAGCAGAGGGCCGAGCGGGTTACTTCTTCGATTACTGCCAGACGGCAGAGAAGGCGTTGCTGCAGGGCAAGCCGTTATCCGCGCTGGACTGGAAGTTTTTCTTCTTCTCCTGGTGGAAGAATCCGCAGTACGCAATCGACCCGGTCGAGTCTCTGCCGGTGCGCCTGCTGGAATACTTCGCTGAGATGGAGGCGAAGCACGGCGTAGTAGTCAACGATCGCCAGAAAGCCTGGTACTACGCCAAAGAGAAAACGCTCGGCGACGACATGAAGCGCGAATACCCGACCATTCCGGCCGAGGCGTTCCAGCAATCTGTCGAGGGCGCGTATTACGCCAAACAGTTCCGCTGGCTCTACACCAATAAGCGGATCGGCCAAATCCCGGATAACTCGCATCTCCCGGTGCACACGTTCTGGGATATCGGTGTGGGTGACTCCACGGCGATCTGGTTCGTTCGCGAGGTTGGCGAAGAGTTCCACATCATCGACTACTACGAAAACTCCGGTGAGGGCCTGAGGCATTACATGAAAGTGCTGAAAGACCGCGGCTATGAGTATGGCGAGCACTGGGGGCCGCACGACATCGAAAACCGCGAGTTCGCTGCTGATGCTAAGTCACGCAAAGAGCTGGCGCGCGAGGGTTACGAGATTGACGGTCAGATGTACTCACTGAATTTCAAAGTGGTGCCGAAAGCTGGCATCTATACTGGCATTGAGTCGGCGCGTGAAATCCTTCCGAAATGCGTATTCGATGAGGATAAATGCTCGGAAGGTATCTCTCACCTTGAGGGCTACCGGAAGGAATGGGACGACAAGCGCGGCTGCTGGAAAGACAAACCTCTCCATGACGCCACCTCGCATGGTGCTGACAGCTTCCGTTACTTCGCAGTGACGAAGAACAACCGTAAGCAGGTCGGCACAGTATTCTTCTAAGGAGCATCGCCAGTGAGCGAACAAGATAACGGCCTGCAGATGGCTGTGAACAATCTCGCCACTGAAATGCGGCGAGCGAATTACCTGAATGCCATCGGTATCGGTGGCGGCAACACGAAGCGACCGACGCTTTACCAGGAATTTGGCTACCCGCGCGAGATCACCTTCAACGACTTCTACAACATGTACCGCCGTAACGCCGCTGGCTTTGCTGTGGTGCATCGTCTGCTGGATGGTTGCTGGCAGGACTATCCGGTCATTGTCGACGGTGATGAAGCGCAGGAAGCGGAGAAAACAAACGCCTGGGAAAAGAAAGTTACCAAGTTCATGAAGAAGCTGTGGCCGAAGGTGAAGGATGCCGACCGCCGCAATATGGTTGGGCGTTACTCCGCGCTGCTGCTGCAGGTGAAAGATAATAAGTCGTGGAACGAACCAGTAGATATCAAGCTGGTGAAATCCCTTGGCGAGTCAGCGCTGGTAAAACTTATCCCGGTAAGCGCAAAGACGCGCTCAACGCTGTGCAGCGTATCGTCGATTACGTCCAGGCTAACCCAATGGCTGACGATTGCGTCGGCTACATCCAGAACATGGGCGCAATCCCCGCGCCGGTTCTCACAGAAGAAGGGCGAATAGTCTTCAGACTCCAGTTCGCCTGCACTTACGGCGAATAGCCATTCCCAACCAAATAACCCGCTCCGGCGGGTTTTCTTTTATACGTCAAAGAGGAGTTTCACATGGCTAATTGCCAGAACTCGAACGAGCGCCTGTTCGGCGGTGCGGTCGTGCTGGAAGTCGCCGATGGCTGCCCGGACGTCAAACCACTCGAAGCTGAGTGGATGGCGCTGGCTGCTGGTACGTCGAAAGGCTTCGACTTCAACCCGAACTCGGTTACCTCTGATGCGGATGACGGCGGCGGCTATGTCGAGACCATCATCACCAACAGTGATTTCACCCTGAGCTTTGAAGGCGAAGTGCGCAAGAAGGACAAGCTGGATCAGTACGGTGTCGGCAAGTTCATCAAGTATTTCGCTGATGAGCTGAAGGCCAAGCGCCAGCCCGGGATCTGGGTTCGCATGGACTACGGCCCTGTCGAATTTATCGGCTACATGAACATCACGGCGCTGAGCTCTGACGGTGGTACCAACGACATCGTCACGTTCTCCACCGAGTTCAAAGTCGGCGATGCGAGCACTATTGAAGTGAATGAAATCACCGCAGTTGCTGTGACTGGCGTGACGGTAACTCCGGCAACCAGCACTGGCGCGGCTGGTGGTACCAGCACCTTCACTGTGAATATCGCACCTACTGGCGCAACTAATAAAGACTTCACCGTCGCATCAACCGATCCAACAAAAGCCACTGCTACCGCTTCCGGCACCACTGTCACAGTGAACCGCGTTGCAGCAGGCAGTGCGCAGATCATCATCAATACCGAAGACGGCAACTTCGTAGCTGTGCATACGGTTACCGTCAGCTAACGGGTATTCCAAAGGGCGGCGTGCTGCCCTTGATAATGACCGTTCACTGGAAGGCCTATGACCGCTTTAACCGATATTGGCGAACTCTCTATCAGCGACAGCCGTGAGGGAGGCAAAGATTACCTGCTACGGCCTTCATTCGAGGCCATGACCAAGATCGGCACTCCGGAAGAGATTGTGCAAGCGTACGCCACCATCCACGGAAATGATGTCGCTCAGCTCATTGAGATGTGTGCAGGCACGCTGGGTCGTTTTCCTGTCTGGCTATCTCCATCATTAAATCGCGCCGCTGAGAAGTTGTTATCAACGTGCATGCTGGTGCTGCAGGCGTGCTGCGATGAGGACCTGACGCCAATGATCGGCGAGTGGAAGGGGTGGCAGCATTGTGTCGTTTACCGACCCGGGCAAATGCCGAAGAACGACATCATCGTGCTGGCGCAGCACCTAATGCAGCATGGCGTTGTCGGAAAGGCCAAGATTCGCCAGTTGCAGCGCCATGAAACCGGAGCGAAAACGAACGAATTTAAAGCATTCGATTACATCAGTGCCGCGCGTAGTCATTTTGAAATGAACCGCGCCGAAGCATCTCAGTTAACGATGACCGAGTTCCAGATGCTGCTGGCGGCGAAATACCCTGACCAGAAAGGCTTCACGCGAGAAGAGTACGACAATATCGCCGACGAATACCTGGCTAAACAGGCTGCCCGTAGAGCAAAAGCAAAGAAATAAACGGAGAATGACATGGCAGGTGAGAAGAACGCCGGTAGCATCGTTTATGAAATCAGCGCCGACGTTGAGCCGCTGCTACAGGGCGGGAAACAGGCCATTGATGCTCTGGATAAACTTGACGTTGCCGCCCAGCAGTCAGGCAAGGGAATGGATAACCTCGATCAGAGTACATCCAAAACTGGCTCGGCGTTCACTGAACTGGCTGGTTATGCCAACTCCATGGATATCGGTGATATGGTTCAGGTTCCTGATACCTACGATACCAATCAGCAGGCCGGGTATATCGTTTCCCGCAATGGTAACAACTTCGAAACCAGTGAAAGGATTAACTTTTCAGGTTCGATGTATGTTCAGGTTACGGACTCAATGGGTGCCACAACAGCGCGTTATCCCGCCTCTGCGAGAACAGATACGGCTTTTGGTTTTACAGCCGCAATTCCTGACATATCACTCAACTTTTACGACGGCTTCGATGTGCAGTCTCCATCAAGATATGTGATTGCCACATCAGAGGAACTTGATGCAGGACAATGGACAATTACCGCCAAACAACCTGATGGACAAGGTGGTACAGCAATAACACTTTCTGAGTATAGCGATCTGATTTACCCATAACACAATTCCCGTCACCACAGCCCGACCTTAGCGTCGGGTTTTTTTATGGAAAAAATATGGCTACCCAACCTACTAATCTGCCAGTACCGAGCGAATTACCACGCGATCTGAAATTTAACGCCGGGAAAATTGACGAGTTTGTTACGTCAGGAAACCACGTTTATGTTGACAGATTCGGCAATAAACATCGTATAATTGAAGGTATAAATTACGATGCAAATCAGGCAATGCTGAATTATGGCTACATCACGAAGAAATCTTTTGAAATTGGCGCTACCCTCAACACTCCTAACACTGTTCTTCAGTGGGAAAGCAATGGGGAGTTCTATCGCTGGGACGGGGACTGGACACAGCCCAAAGTAGTTCCCGCTGGTTCTACACCTGATAGCACTGGCGGAATAGGAGAAGGTAAATGGGTTGGGGTAGGTGATGCATCCCTTAGAGGGGACCTAAATAATCCTAATGGTGGTACGCATATCACCGTTGGCTCAAAGACTATTGATGAGTTGCTTTCCATTAGAATTTCTGATCCACGTTGGAATATAAATTCTACTAATACCCCACAAGTAAATGCTCAAAATCTCAACACATTGATTGATTACGCAATTACAAGCGGGCGACTGAATATCATTATAGATACTAACGTAACAGTTGACGATATAACTGTTCCGGTACGGAAAAAGACTGAGGTATTCTTTTATCAAGATGGCGGTGAGATTAACGGGCTTTATCGTAGAGCATCAATCCCAGTAGGCGCTCCATCTAACGTGCGAGTTCAGAACGGACTTGCACAGGAGAGCATGTCTCAATTTTACAATTCATCAAGCCCAACAGTAGTAATTATGGGCGATTCAATCGCCACTGACGGTCCAAATTCATTGTCCCCAGGCGACGGTATGTTTTCTATCATAAGCAAGGCTATTGCCAATTCAAGCAAGGATAGAACAATAAATTTTATTAACCGAGCTATCGGAGGTCAGACATGGCTGACTGCAAATTCTAAACCAACAGGATTTCCTGCGTGGTACACAGACACAAGTAAAGATTGGCTTGAGTATGTAAAATCTGATTCGCCAGATCTGCTAATTCTTGCGTTTGGCATGAATGATGCGAACGGATTCAATGCTGGTGCATTACATGCAGTGGTAAATAAAATTAAAGCATGGGAAAAGGTTCCTTCATTGTTGTTTGTTACTAATCCGGTTCCAGCAATTTCCACTACATGGTCTGGCGGTCAAGGGTTTTATGCAACTATCTTCCAGGAAGGTCGCGACTGGGCGGCAGGATACGCTAGAAGCTATGCAGGTTTCTATGGCTATTCCATTCTTGATATAAACCGTCAGTTTTGTCTTATTAGAGATGGGCGTGATTATGTTGGAGTCCCTCTTGAGCGAGCTGGAGTGTACAACCAATCTTATATACACAGTACATCATTAATAGCAAGAGATTTATCATTGTCTGGTGAAGTGGCTAACTGGGCTAATGATAAAGTATTATTGGTGAAGGTTGGGCATGGTGGTCTTGATGTTGTTTATATAGCAAATATTAATGGCAACTTTAAAGTTACGGCATTTTGTGATGGGCAACATGATGCACCATATATTGATGTTCAAACAACAGTCCCTGTAACGGTAGGTCAAACTCTTGATGTAAGTGTTCAGGATAATACTTTAACTTTATTTTCCGGAATCACAAAAGTAATATCATTTAGTTTAATAAGAACCGGCGGCGAGACTCCAGTAATTGCAGAGTGGCAGGACTCACCAGGGAGCGGACCTTTTGCATCAGTTACAGTAAACGTTGGGAACTGGTTGCAGTGCCAGTATACTGCCAGAGATAGCGACATTTGGGGTCACGATGATGGTACGGCTGATACAAAGTATCCGGAAGGTGGTAATGGGATCAATCATTACTCATCGAAGGGATTGGAACTCATTGTAAAACCGGTGGTAGAGGCTTTTGACTTCAGGAGAAAGATTGTTACATCTACTGAGGCAATAAATACCATGAATACTGATGTGACGGCTCTTACTGTTGTGCAGGCTGTTCGGGTTGGTAATCAAGTATCATTGACCGGTAGGGTATCATGCGCACAACCAGCAACGTATAAATTGTTTGATCTTCCTCCTGAATTCCGTCCAAACTCACAAAAAATAGTATCAACATCTGCAAATGGCATCACAACTTGGGGAGAGTGTATTATTGATATACATGAAGATGGGTCAGTTAATCTTGCATTCGGAGATGCGACTACATTCGTGCTTCTAGATGGAATAACATTTGAGGTATGATTTTAACCCCGGGTCAGTCCGGGGTTTTATCATTCCAGGCGTCTAATTTTTTTTTGAATGCATAAACAAGCAACATAAGTAATGATATATACACAAATGAATAATATTCATCTCCAATATTGAGAGCATGTCCGGAAATGCCGATCAGTGCAATGAATGTTGTTTTAGCTATCTGCTCGCTTCCACAAAGGAAAAGTGTGTTTCCTCCAAGGTATCTTACTGGTTTAAGATCTGATAGAGCCTTTGCTACAGGCACGCAAGCAATGAACAAGATTAATGTCGGCACGGTCCAAATCAAAGCATAAGTCTTACCGCCTAGTAAGTTTACTATCAGTGTGTCGTATGGTTTCATCAACCCAAAGAAACAAAAACCCGCAAAAAATATAGCGCATATAAAAACAGAATTTGTATAAATATTTATTTCATTAAAAAATGAAATAACCACATCTTTTAATAAATATCCTACGCAATACCAGAATACATAATATCCAGCACTGTCAAGCGCATATGGCAGTTGTGGCGAAATTGAAACAGGATTCCTTGGTATATAAATACTTGCAACCATAGATGCTGAGCATATGGCAACAATTATTAATTTGCTATTGCTTATCATATGTATAAATTTGAATGCTAACATTACAATAAACAAGCATGGCAAGAACCACAACTGAGGTGCATAATCTATAAAGTTTCTCTTTGCTTCAAGCATCTGAATAATTAAAGGATAAACCTGTGAAGAATCTTTCTGCAAGAAAAGGATGTACACTATAAGAGACAGTAATGAATAAGTAAAATAAGGCACTATGAGCTTTGCAAATCCATTTCTTACTGTGTCGCAAAGTGTTCCTGTATTTCTGTAAAACATACCTGAAATAAAGAAGAAGAGTGGAACATGGAAAAGATATACAAAGCTATAAATTCTACCAGCAGATGGTCCAAGATGCCCTATATACACTAGAAACATAGCAATGAAACGCAATGCGTCTACCCAGTATATCCTTCCTGATAATGTGATCGTTTTTCTCATTTCTCACAAGCACCCATATATTTAATAAACTGCAACGTGACAGCATTTCCTGCCTCTGCCTCTGCCTCTGCCTCTGCCTCTGCCTCTGCCTCTGCCTCTGTCAGGTGGGCTTTTTGTTTTTAGGAACGAAATCGAATTTTTCAGACAAACTTTTTAACGTGGCATCCGCAGTAGCTTTGGCTAAGTGTTCTGCTGTGGCATCAATAGTTCCCTGTACGGTTTCATTGATTTTTTGTAGAAGTTGAGCCTTTGAAATAATGATTTTATCATCATCTGCCAAATCGCCAGCGAACAAATCGACGTTCAGCTCACTTTGAACCTTAACCGCTGGCTGCATTAGCGCATCCTCCAGTATCTGCACGATCTCCGAATTCATCGACCTGCCATTGCGTTTAGCTCGCTCGGCGATAGCGTCACGCATTCCGTCTGGGAATCGCAGATTGAACTTGTCCTGCATCTGACTTGGATACTTACTCATGGCAAACCTCAAAATATTTCTTGATTTCATTATGGGGCCAACTTGACATGCCTAGCAATGGTGTTAAATTAATACCAAGCGTTAACTTGGCCCCATGTGGAGATAAAATAATGCAGGATATGCTTTTTACTGAACGCAAAAACATCAAACTCAATCTTCGGCTACCTTCTCGACTGAATCAGGAGCTTCGTCGATTGGCAGAAATGGACTGCGTTTCGCTGAACTCTGCGATTGTTCGTTTACTGGCAAAAGGGGTAAGGGAAGAGGTGTCGAATGGTAGCTAAAAATGGCGAAGCCCGGCAGTGTGGGGACACAAACCGGGCCTCTATGTCAGTAAACTTTTGCGAGAAAACCAACATGAATATTATAGCGAAATCAGTGTACAACTTCAAAGGTGTTCAGCTTTCTCCAGTCGCTAATCTGGAAGGTGTTTGGTTCACTTCCGCAGACTTGGCCTCGGCGATGAAGTACAAAAGCACCAAGTCCATTACTAACTTATTTAATCAAAATAGTGATGAGTTTTCTGAAGGAATGACTCAGGTCATTGAATCAGTGACCTCAGGGAATTACCGAAAAAAATGCGTGTCTTCTCGCTTCGTGGGGCGCATCTGATCGCCATTTTCGCACGTACCGATGTAGCTAAAGAGTTCCGCCGCTGGGTGCTGGATATTTTGGATCGGCAGGCAGAATGCTCACCGATTGCAAAACAGTTTACTGACGAAGAGCTGGTTAATCTCTGCTACTTACAATTGTGGATGGAGAAGAGTCAACAAATGTGCAAACACATCTACCCAGGAATGAAGCAAATTGGTTCTGAGCTTTCAGGAAGGATTTACGATATTGCATATGAGACTCGCTACATGTCAGAAGAAACCAAGAAATCACTTCTTCGTGAAATGAAGAATCTTGATACCAACAATTTTGTCGTAAAGAACGCTCAGCCAATGCTGGCAAAACTGCGCGGCGAGGAATGGATTCATTGATTGGTGCACCGGACGGCGCAAAAAGAAAACCGCCAGTGTGCTGCTGGCGGCCTATGTCACACCCTTACTACCACATAAGGAATGCCTAATGACTTTTAAGAATGTAGCAAACATCGGATCCGTTGTCACGGATAAAACCATTGACAGCCAGCGCCTGCTTGAGATGGTCAATCATGCTCGTAGACAGTGCGGGGAAAAAGAAGTCCGAAATAACGACTTTATTGCACGCATTAAGGATGAACTTGAAGGTGAGCACTACGAAATTTTCGTAGTTCAAAAATCAAACAAGACAACTTCTGAAAAAGTTGTTATGTCAATTAAGCAAGCCCTTCGAGTGGCTGCTCGTGAATCTAAAGCTGTTCGCCGCTCACTTGTAGACCAACTTGAAAGTATGCAAGAAGCGCACATTAAAAGCGGTAAATCGTCGAGTGGACTTGTTGAGTATCGCCAGGCGCGAACATTGAAAATGACGGTTGAAGCTGTTACCAATCTGTTCGATTTGATGCCAAATCTTGCGCCGGAAGCAAAGTAGACTGCGGCAGCAAGCATAATCAACCCGATCGTTGGTTTTAATGCAATACCTCTTCCAGCAATAGAAGAGCATTACTACTCAGCAGGGGAGGTTGCAGAGCAGCTTGGAGTAACGGCCAACAAGATTGGTCGCATTGCTAACGCAAACAACCTCAAAACTGAGCAGTACGGTAAGTTCTTCCTGGATAAATCAGCGCACTCAAGTAAGCAGATTGAGGCATTCCGTTACAACGCTAATGGTGTAGATGCTCTGCGCCATATCCTGAACAGCACCAAAGCTGCCTAACTAAATTCATCCTCTCACCAACTACATAGCCCACTTCGGTGGGCTTCTTCGCATCGAGTGCTTGATCGACAAAAACGATAAAAAATACTGTACATAAATACAGTATCTATCTGAGGTGCATCATGGGATTCCCATCGCCAGCAGCAGACTACGTTGAGCAGCGCATATCGCTCGACGATACTTTAATCAGCAAACCAGCGGCAACGTACTTCATGCGATCAGGCCAAACGTACTGGCGAGAAGGCATCATGTACGGCGCTTTGCTCGTCGTTGACAGTTCACTGACGCCGTTTGATGGCTCGTTGCTGGTTTGCTCTGTAGATAATGAGTTCAGGGTGAAGCGGTACAAGCGCTACCCTAAACCACATCTGATCAATCTGGAGACTGGAGCGGTAGAGGAGATACCAAAGCCGACCAGCCTTTTTGATGATGAGTCGCATCTGTTTGGAGTGATCACGTACATCATCAACGATGCGCGGTCTGGTGAGTTTGATGATTGCCCGGCGATGTGAGACAGAAATGAGACACGTAAAGCTTTGCATCGGTTTGCAAGGCTTTGTGCTCTTCGATAGTGGTTAAGGTGGATTACTCCACCTTTTCATCAATCCAGTCCGCCCACCATTGCATCATTTCTCTGCGCTTATCGAGATACTGAGCATGGTTGTAAATACCACGCACAGATCCGCCGTTGGCATGTGCCAGTTGCACTTCAATAGCGTCAGCAGGCCATTCGTGCTCGTTCATAATCGTGCTGAATTCATGCCTGAATCCGTGACCGCTTTCCAGACCCTCATAGCCGATTTGTTTGATCACAAGCAATACCGCGTTCTCGCAGATTGGCTTCTTCTTATCGTTGCGCCCGGCAAAAACAAACTCTGAGACTGGTTTGGTGATTGAGCTTAGCGTAGTGAGAAGTTCAACCACCTGGTCTGACATCGGGACCACATGAATTTTGCGTCCCTTCATCACACTGGCGTCGATGGTGATAATCCTGTTTTCAAAATCGACGTTCTTCCATTGCATGGAACGAAGCTCTTTCGTTCTTAGAGCTGTATAGCGTAAAACCTTGGTGGCAATGAGCGATACGATGCTTCCTGAAAATGTTGCCAGTGCTTTGTTAAATGCCGGGATCTGGTCTGCAGGAAGAAACGGGAAGTTTTTCTTGCGGTATCCCTTCATGGCGTCAGCAAGGTCAGGTGCCGGGTTATATTTAGCCCTACCAGTGACAATAGCGTAACGGAAAACCTCGCCGCATCTTCTGCGGGCTTTATTTGCTCGCTCCATTGCACCGCGATCTTCAAATCTGCGGATTACTTCCAGCAGTTGCATCGGCTCAATATCCTGAATTTCAAGGCCGCCGATGATAGGTAAAATGTCGTCATCAAACATTTTTGCAAGTTCAGTCGCATACCCTACTGACCATACTTGCTTCTTGTGCTCGTACCATTCCTTGTAAATCGCACTAAAGGAATTGTTGTTAGACGAAGCCTTTTTCGCCTTTACCGGATCGATGCCAACCGAGATGTCTTTCCTCGCAGTCCATGCCTTATCCCTTGCTTCCTGCAAAGTCATAAGCGGATATTTTCCGACGGTCAGGATTTTCTCTTTACCGTCAATCTTGTAGCGAAGCTGCCATACCTTTTTCCCTGATACAGGAACATAAAGGTACAGGCCATTACCATCGAGAAGGCGGTATGGTTTTTCTTTCGGCTTTGCTGCTTCAATCTGCTTAACGGTGAGCAT